ATGCTCTCCATCGTTGCCTCTGAGTGGTATCACGGGTATGGGACCCTCCCCAAGGCAGACGGAACCCCCTACAGCACCGCAAAGGGGGCATTCAGGAACCATCCCTGTACCCAGTGGGCAGCAGAGAGCATCCATAATGCCTACTGGTTAATCAAGCACGGAATGAACCTTTGCGATGAGTATCATCTGCGATATGGAAAGCAACATTCGTGCTATAATACTTTACTTCACGCATATTACCTTTTCCCCAAAGGTAAGATTACTGAAGTAACCCCATTTGCCCGTGCTATGCCAGATGAGTATAAACTTGACGACAGCATTGACACTTTTACTGCTTACAAGATGTATATCGCATCCAAACCTTGGGTTGCATCTAATTATCTTCGTATGCCGCAAAGAAAACCTAATTGGATTTAAATAAATTATGACAAGTGATTTCCTTTTCGTGGAACGATACAGACCTCAAGTGATTGATGACTGTATTCTTCCTGATGATACTAAAAAAACCTTTAAGGAGTTTGTAGAGAAGGGAGAAATTCCAAATCTCCTTCTTGCTGGACCTCCTGGTATTGGTAAAACCACAATCGCAAAAGCACTCTGTAATGAACTGGGTGCTGATTTTTATGTGATTAACGGTTCTGATGAAGGTCGTTTCCTAGACACCGTAAGAAATCAGGCAAAGAACTTTGCTTCTACGGTTTCTCTTACTGGTGGTTCAAAGCATAAAGTCATCATTATTGATGAGGCAGACAACACTGGTAATGACGTTCAACTTTTGCTCCGTGCGAATATTGAGTCATTCTATAACAACTGCCGTTTTATCTTTACTTGTAACTACAAGAACAAGATTATTGAACCACTACACTCTCGTTGTGCCGTTATTGACTTCACCATTAAAGGTAAGCAGAAGGCACAACTTGCTGCTAATTTCTTTCAACGACTACAGGTAATTTTAAATACAGAAAAGATTGAGTATGACCCGAAAGTTCTTGTAGAACTTATTTCAAAGCACTTTCCAGATTTTCGTAGAGTTCTGAATGAATGTCAGAGGTATTCTACAGGTGGAAAGATTGATTCGGGCATTCTCGCAACGTTCTCAGACATTTCTGTAAATGACCTTATCAAGAATCTTAAGGAAAAGAATTTTACGGAAGTTCGTAAGTGGGTTGTCTCCAATCTGGATAATGATTCTTCTCTTATCCTACGGAGGGTATATGATGCTCTCTATGATGCTCTGGTCCCAAATTCAATTCCCGCTGCTGTCCTTATTATTGCTAAGTATCAGTATCAAATTGCTTTCGTCGCTGACCAAGAAATTAACCTCTTAGCAGCATTAACTGAAGTTATGTGTGAGTGTGAATGGAAGTAATATGGAATTAAAAGATTGGTTAAACTCAATTAATTTTACAAAGGAAAATCTTTTAGAAGAAGATCCGACCCTTGTAAAGGAGTATGCTCCTTATATTATAAATCGTTGTTTGTCTGGTCATATTGACTGCATTCTTTTTGCCAATGAAATGAATATGAATCATTCCTTAGATAAGGATATGCAATATTCATTTTATCTAAATAGTCTGAGGAAAAAGAAGAGATTTTCTCCTTGGATCCGAAAAGATACAATCAAAGACCTTGATTATGTCAAACGTTATTATGGTTATAGTAATGAAAAGGCACAACAAGCTTTGAAAATACTAAATAAAGAACAGATAAACTTTATCAAACAAAGACTTGAAATTGGTGGAAAAAATGGCAAATCAAACAATTGAACCTCAGGTAAATTGGACACCTGATATGATGGTAGAAGTCATTCTGAATGAACCAGATGACTTTCTTAAAGTTCGTGAAACTTTGACTCGTATCGGAGTTGCATCCAGAAAAGAAAGAAAACTCTATCAAAGTGCTCATATCTTGCATAAACAAGGTAGATATTACATTACGCACTTTAAAGAGTTATTTGCTCTTGATGGAAAACACGCTAACCTCACAGTAAATGATATTCAAAGAAGAAATAGAATCATTAGACTTCTTGCTGACTGGGGACTTATTACAGTAGTTGATCAAGATAAAATACTTGATATTGCTCCTCTTAATCAAATTAAAGTTCTTCCTTACAAAGAAAAGGGTGAGTGGGAACTTGAACAAAAGTATAATATAGGTAAAAAGGGAAAAGTTCAGGAAACCGAATGATAAAGTAGGGAGTTCAACACTCCCTTTTTTAATGTTTTTGGATATATACTATTGAAAAGGATGCCTAATTTAGGGTCCTTTTAAAATAACTCGCTTTTTAAGGAGAAATCAAAATGACTTTACTCGCAAAATACAATACTGCAAATCTTCAAAAATTTCTTGATGATGTTGATAGGTATTCAATTGGAATGGATGAATGGTTTAATAGAATCGGTTCTCTACATCAAACCGAGACAAACTATCCACCATATAATGTTATTAAGGAAAGTAATGTAGACTTTCGTTTAGAAGTTGCCCTCGCAGGATTTAAGTCTAATGAAATTACTGTTTATACCGAGAACAATAAACTTTTTGTTGATGGTGATAAGGAAATCAATTCGGATAAAGAGTATGTTCATCACGGACTAGCAACAAGAGCATTTAAAAGAGCTTGGACCATTTCTGACGATGTTGAAGTAAAAGAAGTTCATTTTGAGGATGGTCTTTTGTCTATTAAATTATCTAAGGTTGTTCCAGAACACCAAAAGAAAAAAATCTGGTTCTGAACTAAATAGAAAAGAATATCGTTGCCGCAAAGGGGGGGGAACTGGCAAAAACCAGTTGACTTCCCTCTCTTTTTTTGCTATAATTAGTTTGAGTTAGAAGAAAAATTAATGTCTATAAAATTAGTTTTATTGAGAACTGGGGAAACAGTTATCTCTGATATTTGTGAAATGATTTTGGGTGAAGATGAAGAAAAAAGAGTTGTAGGGTATTTTTTAAATAACCCTTGTGCAATTATAGTAGAATCTGTTGATGAAAATAAAGAATTTCTAGAAAAAACAAAAATGTCAATTCGACTATTAGACTGGATGCCTTTGGCTAAAGATAAAAATATTCCTATTATTTCAGATTGGGTTGTGAGTATAATTGACCCAGTAGATTCTTTGAAAGAAACCTATGAGAATTCATATTGTAAAAATGAGGTATAAAATATGGAAAATATCATAAAAGTTATTGTATTATTAAATAATCAAATTTTAATAACAAAAATTGATGAAGTGGTTTCAGATATTGGGGAACCAGATTGTAAGTTGATTACTCCATTTGAAATTAAAAAATCAATATCAGGAGATGTTTACTTAGAACCTTGGAATTCTGATTATACTTCCCAAAATGTGTTTATGATTCAATCTGATAAAATACTCACATTAGTAGACCCTAAACCAACTCTTTTAGAAAAGTATCAAACCCTTATTAAATGAAATTTTATACAAACGTACAAATGATCGGGAATCAATTTCTCGTTCGTGGTTATGATAATGGTGAGCACGTAATGTTTAAAGAGGAGTATTCACCAACTCTTTTTGTAAAATCAAATAAAGAAACAAAGTATAAAACATTGGAAGGTGAATATGTTGAGGCAATTCAACCTGGACTAGTAAGAGATTGTAGAGACTTTTATAAAAAATATGAATCAGTAGAGAATTTCAAAATCTATGGAAATGACAGATATGTGTATCAATACATATCTGATAAGTATCCAGAAGATGAAATTAAATTTGATATTAATAAAATTAAATTAATTACTCTTGATATTGAAACCACTTCTGAGTATGGATTTCCAGATCCAAAATCTTGCGAAGAGGAAATACTTTTAATTACAATACAAGATTACTCTACAAAACAAATTATTACTTGGGGGACTGGTCCATTTAATAATACTAAACCAAATGTGAAATATATTCAGTGTGGTTCTGAATATGAACTTCTTTCAAACTTTATGTATTATTGGGATAATCCAAGTCATCTTCCAGAAGTAATAACAGGATGGAACATTCAATTTTTTGATATTCCATATATTTGCGGAAGATTAGTCAAAGTTTTGGGTGAAAAAAAGGCTAGAAGTTTTTCTCCTTGGGGATTAATAAGTCAGAATGAAGTATTTGTAAATAATAGGCAACAAGTTTGTATTGATATTGGGGGAATTACTCAATTAGATTATCTAGATCTTTATAAGAAATTTACTTATAAAGCACAGGAATCATATCGTCTTGATTATATTGCTGAGGTGGAACTTAGTTCTAAGAAACTTGACCACTCTGAGTTTGATACATTCAAAGACTTTTATACCAAAGGATGGCAAAAATTTGTAGAATACAACATCGTTGACGTAGAACTTGTTGACCGATTGGAAGACAAGATGAAACTGATTGAACTTGCTATTACAATGGCATATGATGCTAAGGTTAATTATGCTGATGTTTTTTATCAAGTTCGTATGTGGGATAATATTATTTACAATTATCTAAAGAAAAGAGATATTGTAATTCCTCCCAAGGATAAAACTGAAAAAAATGACAAATATGCAGGTGCTTATGTAAAAGAACCTGTTCCTGGAGTTTATGATTGGATTGTTAATTTTGACCTTAACAGTCTATATCCACACCTTATCATGCAATTTAATGTATCTCCAGAGACTCTTCTTGACGAGAGGTGTCCAAATATTTCAGTTGATAAAATTTTAAATCAATCAACTAATTTTGAGTTGTATAAAGATTATGCAGTATGTCCGAACGGTGCTATGTATCGCAAGGATGTTCGTGGAATTCTTCCTGAACTAATGGAAAAAATGTATAATGAAAGGGTCATCTTTAAGAAAAAGATGATTGAGGCAAAGAAGCAATATGAAAAAACCAAAATTAAGGAATTAGAAAAAGAGATTGCTCGTTGTAATAACATTCAGATGGCAAAGAAAATTTCTTTGAACTCTGCTTATGGCGCTATTGGTAATAATTATTTTCGTTATTATAAACTTGAGAATGCTGAAGCAATTACTCTTTCAGGGCAAGTTGCTATTCGTTGGATTGAAGGAAAACTGAATAAGTATATGAACAAGGTTCTTAAAACTAATGAGGTTGATTATGTCATTGCTTCTGACACTGATTCCATTTATCTTCATATGGGTCCTTTGGTTGAAACTATATTCAAAGGAAGAGAAAAAACTACTGAAGGCATTGTCAATTTCCTTGATAAGATCTGTAAGGTGGAACTTGAAAAATATATTGAAAGTTGCTACCAAGAATTGGCGGAATACATGAATGCCTATGAGCAAAAAATGCAAATGAAACGGGAAAATATTGCTGACCGTGGGATTTGGACTGCTAAAAAAAGATACATTATGAATGTTTGGGACAGTGAAGGTGTTCGTTATTCTGAACCAAAACTTAAAATCATGGGTATTGAAGCAGTTAAATCTTCAACTCCTGCTCCTTGTCGAAAAATGATCAAGGATGCACTCAAACTTATGATGAACGGAACAGAAGATGATGTAATTAATTTTATTGAAAATTGTAGAAAAGATTTTTACAAACTTTCTCCAGAAGAAATATCATTTCCTCGTTCTGTTTCTGATGTAGTAAAACATTATTCTTCTACTTCAATTTATAATAAAGGAACACCTATTCATGTTCGTGGGGCATTATTATTCAATTATTATATTAAGGAAAATAAACTTACAAAAAAATATTCACTAATACAAAATGGTGAAAAAATTAAATATTGCTATCTTAAGAAACCAAATCCAATTTATGAAAATGTAATCTCATTCATTCAAGATTTTCCGAAAGAATTAGGTCTAAATTCTTATATTGATTATGATACTCAGTTTGATAAAGGATTTTTTGAACCACTTAAAATCATACTTAATGCAATTGGATGGGATTCTGAGAAAAAAGTAACCCTTGATTCTTTCTTTTCATAGTGCTATTATGGACTTACCAATCACAGAAAAAGATCTCGATATTATCATGAGGATGTTGCAGCATACTGATAAACAACTCTATGATAAACTATGGATCTATAAATTTGATAAATTACAAAAGGATAAAAAAACAGTATGGACTTCTTAAAAGATATTGTAAAAGAAATCGGTGGAGAATACACACAACTTGCTGCTGAGATAGATGAAACAGAACAGTTTGTTGACACAGGTTCTTACATTTTTAATGCCCTTGTTAGTGGTAGTATTTTTGGTGGGGTTTCTGGTAATAAGATCACTGCAATTGCTGGTGAATCCTCCACAGGAAAAACTTTTTTCAGCCTTGCTGTGGTTAAGAATTTTCTTGATAATAATCCCGATGGATATTGTTTATACTTTGATACTGAGGCAGCAATTACCAAGTCTCTACTAGAAAGTCGTGGTGTTGATACTTCACGTCTTGTCGTGGTTAATGTTGTCACTGTAGAAGAGTTTCGTGGAAAGGCACTTAAGGCAGTTGACCTTTATATGAAGAAACCTGAAGGAGATCGCAATCCTTGTATGTTTGTGTTAGACTCTTTGGGGATGCTTTCAACCAGTAAGGAGATTAATGATGCCCTGAATGATAAAGAAGTTCGGGACATGACTAAATCTCAACTGATTAAAGGTGCCTTCCGTATGCTGACTCTTAAACTGGGTCAGGCAAATATTCCAATGATTGTTACTAACCATACTTATGATGTTATCGGTGCTTATGTTCCTACTAAGGAGATGGGTGGTGGTAGTGGTCTTAAGTATGCCGCTTCTACTATCATTTATCTTAGCAAGAAGAAGGAAAAGGATGGAACGGAAGTCGTTGGAAATATTATTAAGGCAAAGACTGCTAAATCACGTTTAAGTAAGGAGAACAAAGATGTGGAAGTACGTCTCTACTATGATGAGAGAGGACTGGACAGATATTATGGGTTATTGGAACTTGGAGAAATTGGAGGACTTTGGAAAAACGTTGCAGGACGTTATGAAATGGGTGGTAAAAAAATCTACGGGAAACAAATCTTAGCAAACCCTGAAGAATACTTTACTGAAGAAGTGATGCAACAACTTGATGAAATTGCTAGAAAGGAATTTTCTTATGGCAATTGAATTAAATGATTTGATAAAAGTTTATGATAATGTATTGGAGGCAAATGTCTGCAATTTCCTTATCAATCTTTTTGAACAAAATGAAGATAAACATGAAAGAGTTGAAAATGATAAAAGACCAAATTTTACACAATTCAATTTAACTGAAAACTGCAAAATTTCTGAAGAAGTAAACAACGTTCATAATTTTCTTATTTCTAAAGTTTTTGAGTATAAGAAAAAATATTATGAATATATTGATGATAGATGTTTTCCGAAGGAACATAATTTTGAGCAATTCCGAATTAAAAAATACAACCCAGAATTGCAAGATCAATTTGATACTCATGTAGATGTGATTGATCATGCTTCTTCTAGGAGATTTTTATCTTTCATGTGGTATTTAAATGATGTTAATGAGGGAGGTGAAACAGTATTTGAAAATTTGACCATTAGACCAAAACAGGGAAATATGCTAGTATTTCCTCCTTTGTGGACATTTCCTCATAGAGGTAATCCTCCAGCAAAAACAGCAAAGTATATTATGAGTACATACCTTCACTATAAGTAATGGAAAAAATTGAATTTTTAATTCTACGAAATTTAATACACAATGAGGAATACCTAAGGAAAGTTTTACCTTTTATAAAAGAAGATTATTTTGAAGATCTAGAGCAAAAAATTGTATTTGAAGAAATTTCTCAATTTGTTCTTGAATATAATAATATCCCAACTAAGGAAGTTCTTTGTATTGAAGTTGAGAAAAGAACAGATGTAAACGAAGACCAATTTAAAAAACTTGTGCATCTTATTTCTCATCTTGAGAATGTTCCTTGTGAACAAAATTGGTTAGTTGATACAACTGAAAAATGGTGTAGGGATCGTGCCATTTATTTGGCACTTATGGAATCAATCCAACTTGCCGATGGAAATAGCACTACTAAATCTAGAGATGCTATCCCATCAATTTTGCAAGATGCATTAGCAGTTTCTTTTGATAATCATGTAGGTCATGATTACTTACTTGATTATGAACAAAGATATGACTCTTATCACAAATCGGAGGATAAAATTGAATTTGACCTTGATTACTTTAACAAAATCACAAAAGGTGGTCTCCCTAATAAAACTCTTAACATCGCTCTTGCTGGTACGGGTGTCGGGAAATCTCTATTCATGTGCCATGTGGCTAGCTCCGTCTTGCTCCAAGGACGGAACGTTTTGTACATTACGTTGGAAATGGCAGAAGAAAAAATTGCTGAACGAATTGACGCAAACCTTTTAAATGTAAATATTAAAGATATTGTTGAACTTCCAAAATCTGTATTTGAAACTAAAGTAAATAATATCGCAAAGAAAACGCAAGGATCTTTAATCATTAAAGAGTATCCTACTGCTTCTGCTCATTCTGGGCATTTTAAAGGACTTTTAAATGAACTTGCTCTTAAGAAATCATTTAGACCTGATATTATTTTTATTGACTACCTTAATATTTGTGCTTCCTCTAGGTATAAAGGAAATAGCAATATTAACTCTTATTCATACATCAAGGCAATTGCTGAAGAACTTCGCGGATTGGCAGTGGAATTCAATGTTCCCATTGTCTCTGCTACCCAGACTACCCGCAGTGGTTATGGGAACTCTGATGTTGAACTTACTGATACTAGTGAGTCCTTTGGTCTCCCTGCTACTGCTGATCTTATGTTTGCCCTTATTAGCACTGAAGAGTTGGAGGAGTTGGGACAGATTCTAGTTAAACAACTTAAGAATCGTTATAATGATCCTACAATGTATAAGAGATTTGTTATTGGAATTGATAGAGCAAAAATGCGTCTTTATGATGTAGAACAAAGTGCTCAAAAAGACATACTTGACTCTGGTAAAGAAGAGGAGTATGATTACGAAGAAGATACAAAACCATCTTTGAAACAAAAATTCGGAGGATTTAAATTCTGATATGACTCAAAAAATTGATGCCAATAAGTATATTGAATTTGTTCGTCAAACCACAAGTCCAGCAAGTAGTAATTTCGCGGCACTACTTACTCGTCTTACTGAACTTGAAACCCAAGATGCTGATGTATGTCGTCTAATGACTGCTGCATATGGATTAACTGCAGAGTCTGGTGAATTTACTGAGGTAGTAAAGAAGATTTTCCTTCAAGGCAAGCCATATAATGAAGAAAATATGTTTCATATGAAACGTGAACTTGGTGATATTTGCTGGTATCTTGCTCAAGCATGTATGGCTCTAGATACAAATTTTGATGAAATTCTTGAAATGAATTATCAAAAATTGAGTGCTCGTTATCCAGAAGGAACATTTGATGTTCATTATTCTGAAAATCGTAAAGAAGGAGATCTTTAATAAATGAGAGTACCAACTAAATCTGAACTTATTCATCTTAAAATTCAAGCAGCAATGAGAGAATATGTATTTGAAGAAGATCAAATGAAGTATCTTGGCCTTCGTGAAGATAATAAGCACTGGTATCTTATTGCTGGTGAACATGAAGTATCTGCTGATCAACTTGAAGAGTTTGAAATGAATTAAACTTTTTAATTGAAATAATTCTTTTTATAAATACTTAAAAAGTATTTGTAGAAAAATGAATTCTAAACTTTTCAGAGAAGCAACTCTTTCTTATTATGCAGTGTATGACCAGGATCTCCGTGAAGAAATGGAAGAACTTGGTATGTTTAATTCAGTAGATGAAGCAAGAGCACCTGGAGTAAAGCCTTACAAACCAGGACCTACTGGTGCTGAAGTTAGAGCAGATGCTGCTGCTGCTGAGAAAAAAAGAAAAGAATCCGGCAAAGCCAAACCGGGATATGGTCCTGAAGATAAATTTAAGAGTGATTGGAAACTAAAAGCAACTCCTTCAACTGTAAGTAAAAAAGGTGAAACTGTTTCTCAAAGAATGAATGCAGAAAAGCCTTATGCTAAGAGGATGACTGGACCTCTTGCTAGAAAGCAAGGAAGCCGCACTGCTTCTAATATCACAAGAGCACTTGAAGGTCCAGGTGAACCTCAAGCAGTAACTCTTCCAAGAAAGACTAGAAAGGAAGATTTGGACATTTATGATATTGTTCTCTCACACCTTCTTGATGAGGGTTATGCTTCAACAGTAGAAAATGCCGAAGCAATTATGGCAAATATGAGTGAAGATTGGATTAATAGCATTATTGACTGAGGATTTTAATTAATAAAATTCAATATCCCTTTTCTAAATAAAAGAAAGGGGATATTTTTTTATGACTATAATATCAGGATCTGCCTCATTGCAAGAACAAATACTTAAAGACAATTTATATAATAATATTCCTAGCAATTTAAATTCTGTAGATATTTTAATTTACCAGGGAAAAAGTTTAAAACAACATTTAATTGGATGTACTAAAATAAATTTTGTAGGGAAAGAAACTTCTGGGAATAGAAAAGCAGATATTAAAATAACTCATTCATCTGGTAGTTTTTTAATATCTTTAAAGAATACTCCCTTTAAGTCTTGGCAATCTGCTGATAGCTTAGCAGGAGATGATGTAGATAATATTATTGATGAAATTTTCAGAGCAGGAACATCTAAAAATAATATTTTAGTTCATACTGATTACAATTTTGGATTGAAATATGTAAAACCACTTTTTAAAATAGTTGATAAAACTGGAAGTAAAAAAACTTTGATAGTTGATTTAAATAAAAATTCAAAGAAAAAGGTCGTATTTGGTTCGGATATATTAGACAATGGGGCAATAATTCAAATAAATCAAAGAAGATCAGATTTAGTTTCATATGTTAATGGTCAAGTCATTATTAATGTAGAAAAATATATAGATAAAGAAAAAGAATTAGATTCATTAAAGATAATTTACAAAATTACTAATATATCTACTTCAAGAAGTTCTACTAGATATCCTGGAATTAGAGTTGAAGCAGTTCCTGATAGTGAAAAGGGAGCAAATTATATAATAGGAAAATATAAAAATGTTAATATAGTCATATAATAAATACATATAAACACTATAAGATGAAGAAATTTTCCCACTTTATAATTGAAGCAAAAGAAACCAAAGCATCTGAACAGGCTAAAAGAGCTGGTTTAGTTGGAAACGGGCATGGAGATTGGTATAATGCTCAGGGAGAATTTGTGGCTAAAACAGTAAATGGGATGCTTAAATATTTTAATAAAGGTCAAAAAGTCGGAGAAAGAGATGTTCCTCCAAAACAAGGGAATCCTCCTCCAGCAATAGGTAGAACCCAGCAACCTTCTCAACAAAAAAAACCAGTTGCTGCTAAAAGAGCAGATGGTAATCAAAAGGAAATTCCAGCAGACGGGGAATATTTAACTGTTGTTTTAGCTAGATTTAATCCCCCAACAAAAGATCATAAGCAATTATTTTCTGCAGCAGATAGAGCATCTATGGGAGGTGAAGTTAGAATATATCCATCAAGAGCAGAAGATTCTAAAAAGAACCCGTTAAATCCTGATAAAAAAATAAATTACTTAATGAAAATGTTCCCAGAAATTTCTGAGATTATTGTTAATAATCCAGAAATAAAAACTGTTTTTGATGTTCTAATTGCTGCGAATGAGGATGGGTATACAAATATTAATATTGTAGTTGGATCTGATAGATTATCTGAAGTACAAAGTTTAGCAAATAAACATAATGGACAATTTTATCAATTTGATAGTATAAATGTAATTCCCACAGGAACCTTTGATTCTGAAAAAACTACTTCTGGAGTTTCATCTGGAATGTTAAGAAAAACTGCTGCAGACGATAATTTTAGAGATTTCAAAAAGGGAATGCCTAAAACTATTAAGGAACCTGATGCCAAAAGATTATTCAATGATTTGAGGAAGTCTATGGGACTTTCTCAAACAACAAAAGAAAATTATAATCTTTGGGAAATTGCTCCGGATCTTGATTATAAAAATCTAAGAGAAAATTATATCCAAAATAAAATTTTTAAAATTAATGATATTATAGAAAATCTTAATACAGGTCTTGTTGGTAAGGTTATTCGTAGGGGAACTAATTATTTAATTTGTGTCACTGAAGATGATGTAATGTTTAAGTCTTGGATAAAAGATGTAATGGAAGTTAAAGATACTGTTAAAAAAGTAACTTTTAAAAAACTAAGAGAAGAAGCAAAAAGATTTACTGATGTATCTGGTGTTCCTTCTGACCAAAGATTAGTTGGAACAGATCCGTATAGAGAATATACTATGAAAATGTCTCATGCTAAAAAAATTACTAATTTTATAAATAAGTATAAGAAAACTCCTAAGTAATAAAATGTCAAATTCTATATTAGAAGGGAAAAAAAAGAGTAAGCAAAATCCTTGGTGGGATGATGATGGTGATGGCA